GACCCTGACCCTCAAGCAGCTGCGAGAGCGGGAGCCGATGGCATTCCAAAGAGCCGGCCTCGATTGAGGCCGGCGTACGTACTTCTTACTCGACTACTTCCAGTGCATTCACAGAACGGCCAAACACGCCTTCGTAGCGCTTCTTAACGCGCCGGAAGTGCCCCGATGCGACTAGAGCATCTACCACCTCGGTGGTTGCCTGCATCGTGTTTCTGTACCGAAGGTCGCCAAGAAACTCGCGGCGGATGATTGGGTCGAGCGTCATCGCTTGCTCAGGCGGAAAGTTATCCAAAATCTGAGCGCGTTGGTTGATAGCGAGGTGCTTGATTCCATTGTCCTTCAAGTACTTAAGAAGGTCCGGGATGTGGAGATAAGCATCAGGGCCACCGTAAGGCAGTTTGATCATCGTTTGATCCTCATTCAAAAGCGGATGTGATGAGGCAGAGGCCTCTGATCCAGCGCCGCCTGCGAGGAGAGAGCGGTACATCTCGATAGGCAACACAGCAAAAACAGCCTCGCCATTATCGCCATGAATGAACTGTACAGAACTCATTGGGTGACTCCATTTTGCTTTGTCGTGGATGCAATATGGCTACGACGTAGATTTATTTCAAGCTTTTTTCTTGCAGGCAGGGCCTGCTCAACGTCTCAGGGAGACAGCAATGACCTTGAAATTCCAACTGGACAGCCTCGAAGGCGTCGAAGAATCCATCCAGGGCCTGTACGTCGAGAAGGACGGCAAGTTCGTCCTGGGCATCGAGGGGCTGCCGCAGCAAGAGGATGTCACCGGCCTGAAGGCCAAGGTGGAGGAGCTCTTGGGCGAGAAGAAGGCTGCCGAGAAAGCCCGCCGTGAGGCCGAAGAAAAGGCGCGTGCCGAGGCCGAAGAGGCTGCCCGCAAGTCGGGCAACGTCGAGGAGCTCGAGAAGTCCTGGTCCGAGAAGTACAACCGCCGCGAGGCTGAGTTGAGCTCGGCGCTGGAAAGCGAGCGGAACACCCTGCAAGGCCAGATCCGGGATCTGACCGTGGGCCGCACCGCTACCGAGATCGCGACTGCTCTGGCCGTGCCAGGCAGCGCCAAGGCATTGCTTCCCCACATCGAACGCCGGCTGAGCGTCGAGCAGCGCGACGGTAAACCCACCGTTGTCGTGCTGGACGCGGCCGGCAAGCTCTCGGCGGCAACGCTGGACGAGCTGAAAGCAGAATTCACCAACGATCCGGCCTTTGGCCCGCTGATTGTTGGCAGTAAAGCATCTGGCGGCGGGGCCGGGGGTGCAAAAGGTGGCGGCGGGGCCGCGCTGAAACGTTCCGAAATGTCCTCTACCCAGAAACGCGAGTTCATCGAAGCGCACGGGCAGAGCGCCTACCTCAAATTGCCCAAATAGGGAGTAACACATGGCTACCACCGTCAACTCGGACATGATCGTTTACAACGATCTTGCCCAAACCGCCTACCTGGAGCGCATCCAGGACGTGATCGATGTCTTCAACGCCTCGTCGAATGGCGCCATCGTGCTGAATAACGAGCTGATCGAAGGTGACCTGCGCAAGCGGGCCTTCTACAAGATCGGCGGCGCGATCGGTCACCGCGACGTGAACTCCAGCGCTACCGTGACCGGCTCCAAGATCGGTGCCGGCGAGATGGTCGGTGTGAAGGTTCCGTTCAAGTACGGCCCTTACGAGACTACCGAAGAGGCCTTCAAGCGTCGCGCTCGCTCGCCTGAAGAGTTCTCCGAGCTGGTTGGCCAGGACTATGCCGACGCAGTGCTGGAAGGCTACATCCAGTACGCGATGGCCGCCCTCAAGGCCTCGATCGGTGCGAACGCCAACATGGTCGCCACCGGCAGCTTCGCCACTGACGGCAAGAAGGTTCTGACCAAGGGCATGCGCAAATTTGGCGACCGATTCGGACGTATCGCGCTGTGGACCATGGATTCGGCCACCTACTTCGACATGGTGGATCAGGCGATCAGCGAGAAGATCTACGAAGAAGCGGGCGTGGTTATCTACGGCGGCCAGCCGGGCACCATGGGCAAGCCGGTACTGGTTACCGACACCCATCCCGCCGAAACCATCTTCGGTCTGCAGTCCGGCGCGATTCGCGTCACCGAATCCCAGGCCCCGGGCTTCCGCTCGTACCCGATCAACACCCAGGAAAACTTGGCGATGGGTTTCCGCGCCGAGGGCACCTTCAACCTGGATCTGCTGGGTTACAGCTGGGCCGACGCAACCGGCGGCATCAACCCGAACCTGGCCGCTGTGGGCGCTGGTGCCAACTGGGCCAAGTACGCAACCAGCGATAAGGCCACTGCTGGCGTGCTGATCGACCTGGGCACTCCGTAATCACGCATCGGGCGACTCGTAATGGGTCGCCTTGGAGATCATCATGGAACTGATCTACACCGCGCAGGCCTCCGGGTTCGAGCCGGGTAAGCGCTATCGCAATCCTCAGCACTTCGACCGCCCCGAGCCTGGCGTGAAGGCGGTCGTGATCGTAGGTGACTGGCCAAAGGTGGCCGACGCCTACGAAGATGCTGGTGCTGAAGTGACTTTTGTTGAGGCGCCGAAGCGTGTGGCCCTCGTTGAAGGCCCGGATCAAGCTGAGCTTGATCGCCTAACTGCAGAGCTGGCCTCTGTCGGGGTGATCGTCGAATCCTTCGCTGCTCAGAGCCTGGAGCGCCCAGAGGGCGAACTGGGCGAAACAGCAGGCCGCCTGTTCCAGGTGCTGGAGGCCGTTAATGCCGGCGTCGCCAGCCTGCAGCGTGAGCGCGACGGTGAAGTGCAGAAGGTTGCCGGCCTGGAGCAGGAGAAGGCAGAGCTGCTGAAGCACATCGAATCTCTCAAGGCGGCGAGCGCTGATCCCGAGGTCGAGGCGCTGAAGGTCAAGCTGGACCAGGCAGGCGTCACCTACCGCGCCAACGCCTCGAAAGAGTCGCTGCAAAAACTGGTCGACGAGCTCGACAAGAAGTAACACCGGGGCTGCCGCCCCATTCATTAAAGCGGAGGCCTGATGGCTATCTACATCACTGTGGCCGACGTGGATACCATCCTCGGGGCTGTCTGGGCGCCTGCTGAGTCGAAAGACGAGGCGGTATTCGAGGCGAACGCCTACCTGACCGCGCTCAACCTGGTCGGCATCGACATGGACGACATTCCCGACGATGTGACGCAGGCCGGCGCTCGGCTGGCCAAGTGCGCATCCCAGGGCAAGCTGTACCAACAGCAGACCGAGGGATCGCTTGAGGCCAAAACGGTCAAGGCTGGCTCGGTATCCACCAGCAAGACCTTCGGCTCGATCGACAAGACCAGCACGGCCGCACAGCCGGCCTGCGTGCAATTGGCCCTGTCCCTGCTCACGCCCTGGCGTAGCAATCCATTCGCCTTCGCAGTGAAACGGGGGTAGCCATGGGGTTGCGAGATGACATCCAGGTCGACCTGGCCGAGGCCTTCGACGATGACCTGGCTGATGCCGTGTCCGCATTCACTGGCACCTATATGGGGCCAGGCGTCCGGGATCCGGTCAGCGAGACCACCACGGCCCAGCCGGTGACCTATACCGGTCGCGGGGTGCTCGACTCATACGAAAGCCGGCGCATCGACAACATAAACATCAAGGTTGGCGATGTGCTGCTGATCTGCCTGGCCAATGAGGTCACGGACAAGCCTGCGGTGGGCCACCAGATCAAGGTCCTCGACCTGGTCACCGGCGAGCCGGCCGCATACCGCATTGTCACCGTGACCTGTGATCCGGCATCTGCGCACTACGAAGTCCAGCTGAGGAAGTGACCATGGCCAGGGGAAGAGGTTGGAGCACGCCGCCAAGCGCATTTGCCGGGGTGGTGGAAAATGCACTGACACAACGGTCCAGAGCGATTGCTATGGCAATGCTTGGCGAGATTGTCTACAAATCGCCAGTCGGCAACCCGAAGCTCTGGAAGAAACCGCCGCCGCCAGGCTATACGGGCGGAAGGTTCAGGGGCAGTCATATCGTAAGCATCGGCGCCCCGGTCTACACGCAGACAACCAAGATCGATAAAAACGGTGCGGAAACGGTGGCTGCAGGCGAAAGAATGCTCTCAGGCCTTGAGCCGTTTACTGTCATTTTTATCCAAACGAACTTGCCGTACGCCGAAAAAATCGAAGATGGCCACTCGACCCAGGCGCCGGGCGGTGTCTACGCCGTGTCCTTCCACGGCGTTTCTCAGGCCTACAGCTCATGACCTTCGAACAGATCCGCGCCATCGTCATTGGGCGCATGCAGCAGTGGGCCGGCATTCCGGCTGAGGATGTTGACCTAGAGCCAAATGGAGATACGCCTTTCGATCCTGCTGGAAGGGCCATTTGGGCCCGTCTTGCGGACATCCCCGGCCTGAGCAGCACGCCAGAGGTCGGCATCGGACCATGCGTGCGCCAGACCGGCATCGTCGTCATCCAGCTGTTTGTGCCCAGCTACAGCGGCACCCTGGCAATCACCAGGGCCGTAGACACTCTGGTCGCCCAGTTCCAGCACTACAGCGCGCCAGAAGGGCCGTTCGACTTCTTCGAGGCCTCCCCGCAGGTCGTTGGCGATGACGGCAACAACTGGTACCAGGTCAACGTGCGGGTGCCATACCGGGCCTACTGAGCCCGCCAATTTCTGCCGCAAGGCAACCAAACACGCAGCCTAGGCCCGTACAGCCGAACGGTGGATGTTCGTTCATCCGTCCGTCCCGGCTGCGTTTCTATTCGCCTGATGAACGAGGTGTCACAGATGATCGAGAGCAACGTCATTCCGTTTCAATACCAAGGCAGAGCCGTGCGCTTCAACAGCGACGGGTGGATCAACGCCACGGACGTAGCCAAGCGCTTCGGCAAGCGCCCGGTCGATTGGCTTCGCCTGCCCGCAAGCATCAGCTACCTCAAGGCTCTGGCGAGAGCACTGGGCCTGGACACCGAAGTGGGAAAATCTCACTTCGGTCTTGTCGAGGCAGTGAAGGGCGGCAAGGGTCAGGGTACCTGGCTCCACCCAAAGCTGGCCGTTGCGTTCGCTCGCTGGCTCGACGACGACTTCGCCGTATGGGCCGACCTGCACATTGACGCTCTGCTGCGCGGAGAGCTGAACGAGAAGCAGCAATTTGACCGAGCCTGCCGTGCCCTTGACGACGCGAAGGCCGTTGCAAGCCTGAGCGGTCGTGAACTGGCCCGCTGGCGCAACAAGAAGCCAGGCCTAGAGCATCAGGTCGAATACTGGCGCGACCAGTTACAAATGACCCTTGGGCTCGACGCGGCCTGATCCAAGCCCAACCAATGCACCGCCACATGGCGGTTTTTTTACGCCTACTTATAGGAGAAACACCCCATGTCGAGCGGTGCAAAAGTACAACTCGCCTCCATCAGAGAGGTGAAGCCTGGCGTGACGCCGGCCGGTGACTGGAAGGTGCTGACCCGCATCAGCAATGGCCTGATGCCGACCTTCAACTCGGAAGAGAACAACGAAATCGGCTTCACCCGCATGTCTCAGGGTACTGCCCAAACCACCGTGGACGTGGGCGGCGATATCGAAACCAAATGGCGCTTTGGTGCACTGGACGATTTCATGGCCTCCTGCTTCGGCAAGGACTGGGCCGGCAACGTCCTGACCATGGGCGACGACCGCATCACCTTCTCGATCGCATCCTACGCGACCGATATCGGTGTCTCGGCCATTGCTCGTGGCGTGCAAGTCGCCAACATGAACTTCGATTTCCCAGGCGACAACGAAGTCACGGTCACCATGACCATGGCGGCGCGCTCCTGGGACGACAAGGGCGACAACACGTCGTTCATCGTCAACGCGCAGCCCGAGGCAAGCCAGCGCCGGTTCAGCTTCAAAGACATCAGCGGCCTTAAGATCAACGGCGTCCAGGTGGGCGAGGACAACGCCTGCGTCGACAGCTTCAACCTGCAGTTCGACAACAACGTGCAAACCCAGCGCTGCATCGGCAACGGCAACCCGTACCCGGGCAACATCATTGCCACCACCTTCACCCCATCCGGCGCAATCACCATCAGCTGGTCGAAGATGGCCTACCAGCTGTGGAAGGCCCAGAAGACCAACGACGCGATCAGCCTGGAGTTCACCATCGGCAACGCCGACGGCGGCTACAAGTTCCTGATCCCCGAGATGGAAGTTACCGCTGATTGGCCTGATGGCGGCTCCAC